ACCGGAAACAGTGAGGTTTCAAATGGATGCAAAGGATATTGCAGAAGATTTGCAAGATTTGGTTGTGGAGCCAGAGGACTTGAAAAAGTCTGATGAATCACCTCCTGAGAAAATGCTCCCTGCTTCTCGCGTGAATGAGCTGATTAAAAAGGCGAAACTCAAAGGAGAGCAGAAGATGCAAGAGCAATTAGATGCCACGAAGCAAGAACTCGAACAGCTAAAGGCGCAACAAGGGCAGCAACAAGAACCTGTACAGCAACAACAGGCAGCACCGCAAGGTATTGACCCAGCCGCTTTACAGCAACTAGTCGCTGAACAGATTAAGCGTCAGCAAGAAGAGCAACAGCGGAAACAGCATGACGAGCAGCTCCATCAGGAAGTGAATCAGGTAGCGAAGCAGTACCACGGTAAAATGTCTCAAGGTTCAAGCTTGTATGATGACTTTGATTCAGTAACGGCGGACTTCAAACCTGAAGAATTCCCACAACTGGTCTGGATGGCTAATGAATTGGACAATACCGCAGCCGTAATTTATGAGCTGAGGAAGAATCCAGGTAAATTAGCTCAGTTAGCTACCTTGGTGAAAGAATCACCTGGGATAGCCAGAAGCGAGATGTCGAGTCTTTCTCAATCAATCAAGAGAAATGAGGACGCAAAACGCAACTTGCAAGAACCACAAGACCCTTTAAACCGTCTGAAGCCTTCGCCAGTAGGAGCAGACAATGGTCAGAAGACTATCAAGGATATGAAGGGAGCCTCTTTCCTGAGAGCTTAAACTTATCTGATATGGCTATGTCTGCTCCTGATGAATATGGATTTTCATTGGAGAAGTTAACATGGCCGTTCCAAATAATATTTTACAACAGGTACAGACCTACCAAATGTCTAACCTGGCCTACTTGCAGAACTTAAACTGCTTCGTAGCCACATGTAACACAAAATTCAAAAACTTCGAAAAAATGACTGCGAATTTGGGCGACACGGTCACTTTTGACTTGCCCCCTCGATTCACAACGGCTGCAAGTTTGGTTGCTACATTCCAATCAGCCGATCAACGTGTAGAGAACTTAGTGGTTCAAAATGCGATTAACGTGTCCTATACATTCACGGCACAACAATTTATCTTCAACGTAGAAGATTACATGCAGCAATTCGGTAAGGCAGCCGTTATGGAAATGTCTGCTGAGATTGAATCTGACATTGCTACTGTGTGCGTCACGGCACCATATCGATTCTACGGGGACGGTATTACGCAAATTAACTCTTATGGTCAATTGGCGGCGGCCTTGGCCATGTTTCGTAACTACGGTGCAGCTAAGGATAATACGAAGTTCTATCTGAGTGATATTGCTCAATCAGCAATTGTGAACACTGGCTTGAACCAATTTGTCCCACGCCGTAACGATGAATCCGCAATGTCATGGGATGTTGGTAATTTTGATAGAGCAGAGTTTTATGTCTCAAACTTATTGCCTGTTCATAATGCAGGTGACATCGGTAACTTAGGACAAGTCATGACCGTTACTGGCGTGACATTAGATGCAAATGGTGCAGTCATTGCAATCACAGCTTCTGGGGCTTCTACTTCTGATGCAAACGCTGTAGTCACTTACGATAAATTCCAGTTTAGTGATGGCGTAAGTGGATTTACAAATCTGCGCTACTTAACCTTCATCGGTCATAAAGTGTCCAGCAATCCCGTTCAATTTTCAGCCACAGCGCCTGCTGCCTCTAACTCTGGTGGTGATGTAACAATTAACATTACGCCGCCTTTGCAAGCGACATCAGGCAATACTCAGAACTTGAATACGCCCATTCAAATCGGGATGCAATTTACAGGATTACCATCTCATAGAGCAGGGATGATTAATTCAGGTAATTCCCTGTTCCTTGGTATGCCAATGCTGCCTGAAGAAGTTCCATTCCCTACGGCTAACGAGATCGATCCTGACACAGGTGTTAGTTTGCGTATGTACTACGGCTCTCTATTTGGCCAAAACCAACGTGGCATGATTCACGATGCGATTTGGGGAAAGAAACAGGTTCCAGAATACAGTATGAGCGTTATTTTCCCACTTTAATGACTCGGAGCAGTTAAGTCTGCTCCTGCACTGAGGATATAAAAATGAGTATTAATACACCTATTACGAACGCGCCACTATATTACATTAATGGATTAGAGCTTGCGTATGTAAGCACCACAACCTTTACTGTCAATGTAGGTCGATGTAGAGATTCTACTAACTCGAATGATATCAGCGTAGGGCTGCCTTTAAACGTAGCCGCAACTCAGACAGGGGTTGAGCCAGTAGACGCTGGAACTGGTATTGTAACAATTAATATAGCCAATAATGGCGCTGCTGGCCTTGATACAGGAACCATTGCTGCCAGTACCTTTTATGCAGTGTATGCTGTCGGTGACAGTACTAATATTAATCCAGGAACAGCACTGATATCAGCAAACCTGACGACTCCTTTCTTGCCACAGGGTTATGATATGAAGAAGCGGATCGGTTATATAAAGACCGATGGTTCATCTCACATCCTACAATTCCGTCAGGATGGCATAGGATTAGACCGCTGGATGTGGTATGACGCTTCAATCGCAACAAACATTACAGCAGGGGCTTCTGCAACTTATGCGGCAGTCGATGCCAGTGCAGGATTGCCGTCTTCTACACCTACGATGGTAAATTGGGCTTGTGTGTTCACGCCCACGGCTGCAAATAATAAGTTAGTGTTAGCCCCAGGTACATCTACATCAACGAATGGTTATGCATCTGCTTCAGGCGCTGTCGCTGCTGTAGTGACAACAGTAGATTTAGTATGCCCGACTGACTCACCTAACACTGCTGCCATTGTCTACAAAGTAACTGGTAGCGCTGTTGCGATTAACGTTCAGGCCTATTTAGATCAATTGGTAGTTAACCCTTTAGCATAAGGATATGCCATGGCCTACACCACTTTACAGCTCATCAACAATGCCTACTACGAGTCAGGCATTGTTTCCCGTGGCTTTGAAACAGTGTCAGGCCAGCAAGCCACAGATGGACTGCAATTTCTTAATGATTTAATCGATGATAAGACTGTAGATAACGGTCTTATTCCTTATTACTTAGAGTATGACTTCGCTGCGGTAATCGGCCAAGAAATGTACTTTATCCCAAATCTCATTAATATCGACACCTTTGTTTTTTATATTAATACAGTGCGCTATCAAACACAGAATAGAGGACGAAGAGAGTATTTTGGAACATCTCGTGCCGATGATATTAAATCACTTCCAGGAAGCTGGCACCTTGAACGATGTTTCGGGGGAGCCAATTTATACATATACTTTAAGCCAGATCAAGCATTTCCATTAACTATTTGGGGGCAATTCAGGCTATCTGAAGTAACGATCAATCAGGATTTATCGTTGACACTGGATAGATTTTATATCAATTATCTAAAATTCGACTTAGCTGCGCGACTGTGTGCTGAAAATAACTATACGGTTCCTGTTGGCGTTGCCAAAGCTTTGAATAAGTACGTTATTGATATCAGTAAGAAGAGCGGCGTCATGGATTTAAAGATGATGAAGCTTTCCAGTCTTCAGAAACGTGGTGGAATTAACTACGGACAGGTAAATCTCGGTAAAGGCTGGGTGAGCTAATATGCTAATTACTCAGGGTGGCTCTCAAGTTCCAGTGCGCATTGTAGGAAGTTCAATTTTCGGTCGGCATCCAATCATCAGTGACGAACGAACCTGGAATATGTTCATATCCGATGAATGGCTATTGAATTTTGCAGGATACCATCAAGCTGTAGAAATTCTGGGGCAAGGAATAGAAGGAAGAGGTTTATATCACTCAACTCGCGGAAATTTTCTTATTACGATATTAGGTTCTAATGTCTATAGAATTGATCAAAACTTAGGATATACATTCCTTTTCAGTATTGGAACCAGTACTGGAGAAGTCTTCATGGATGAGAACTTAAGCTCACAGATTTGTATCGTAGATGGATCTGCAAATGCGTATATCTATAACTACACACCTGGTGTTACCCCGAGTATCGGAGTTGTTGTCTTCGATAACACAGGTGGCGGAACGACTTTCATTCCAAATTATGTGACTTATCAGAATACGTTCTTCATTTTTGGGAACGGCGCATCTACAAATTCTGGCTCCCAATGGTTCGTCTATAAATCTGGATTCAATACAACATCTTTAGCAAATCCCTTGCAATTAAATTGGGTTCAGACCCTGACGCTTCAAACGAAACCTGACTTTGCAAAAGCATGTTTGAGAATACCGAGTCATGGAAATAATTTACTTGTCATGGGTTCGACAGTGTGTGAAATTTGGACTCAAGTTGCAGGAATACAGACATATCAACGGAATTCATCTGTCAATATCGACTATGGCGTTGCGTCTGTATCAACAATTGATGCAAGTGATGACATGATTTGCTGGTTAGGAATTAATGAGAAATCTTCTCCTGCTATCATGGTAATGACCGGAGGAAAAGCTCAAGCTATTTCTACAGACGGCATTGACTTCTTGCTGAGCACTGTCAAAGATCCTGCAAGTTCTACTGCCATGTTTTATCGAGAAGACGGACATGTATTCTACATCCTGACATTCTTTAATCCTGATGATAATTTCTCAATCATGTATGACTTCACAACTCAGAAATTCTTTGATGTCACGGATTGGGATTTCAGCTATTTCCCTGCAAGACGGATTGCATACTTCAATAATGAAATTTACTTCATTTCCTTGAAGCAAGGGAGTCTCATGAGAATGGGAACTCAAATAACCTCGATGTCTCCGGATATTGACCACGTTTATGAGACTCCTCGAATCAGAAAATGTGATACATACCGACTACCAGGAAGTGACCGATTTATCGTCAATCAATTCAGTTTCACAATTGAGAATGGCGTAGAGCAGAATGTAGACAACCAATTTGAATGTGATGGCTACATCCTTGGTGAAGTCAGTAATCAGATTATGTACACAGAAGATGATTTTCCAATACTGATTGAAGGTGGAAGCTGCCAGATTTATCAACCACGAGTCGATATAAACTTCTCTAAGAATGGCGGCGAAACCTATGGAAATGCTGTGCCTTACTTTATGCACACAACTGGCAACTATAAGAATCAACCACGATTTAATAAACTCGGAGAAGCTAACCAATTCACTATTCAGATGAGATTCTGGGGATTTGGTGCGGTTGTTATAGCTAACGGCATGATTGAGGTCTACCAATGATTATACCAACCTTTCAATCAGTACAATTTGTTGATGAAGATGGCTATCTCACGAGCCAAATGAGACTCTATAATGATGAGCTGAACAATGTTTTACGCAATGCATTGAGCGATAATGGGTGGACATTACCTATAGTCACACAAGCTAAACTTGCACAGATTGTGGGATTCACGGGAACGGATGCGATACCAAATGGCACGATATGGTATGTGGCTGATCCAGCTATCAACCCAACTTACAACGAAATCGTAGTATGGTTGGATAATGGCACAGGAATGGGAACCAGTGCATTATATAAGTTAACGAAAACAGCTTACCCATAAGGATATGAGATGAGCCTATTAAGCGGATTATTTGGTGGTGGAAGTAAGGATTCTCCGAGTAGAGCTGCCAATAAATATTTAGACCAAATCCCAGGAGTTGCCCATCAGGGATATGACCCTTACGTCAATGAAGGCCGTGATGCTTCTGGAAAGACTAAGAGCGCCTATGAAGAGATGATGAATGACCCTACCGGATTCATTAATAAGCTCATGGGAGGATACAAGGAATCTGAAGGGTATCAATATCAGAAAGAGAATCTTACCAAAGACTTGGGAAATGCGGCTGCGGCTGGAGGCATTGCAGGAACCCCGTATGACCAGATGCAACAAGGCGAAGGGATTCAGAAGTTGTTATCCGCAGATATGCAACAGTTCTTACAGAATGCTTTAGGCCGATACGACACAGGATTACAAGGAGAACAGGGTATCGCTAATCGTGGCTATGATGCCACTGGTAAACTTACGGATACCTTGGGAGGCGCTTTAAATCAGCAGGGTGGCTTAGCATTTCAAGACCAGCAGCAGAAGAACCAGAATAAAAACAACCTTTGGAGCATGTTTGGGAAGGCTTTAGGCGGTATAGGTGGCGCACTTGTCGGTGGTCCAGGTGGCGCTGCTGTTGGCGCAGGATTGGGATCCGATATGTTCGGGGGAGGATAATATGGGGATTAATTTCACAGACTTCTCCAGAGCACCGTTATTAGATTCTCCTGCAAAGACTATTTTCGAGGACGTTCTTAAAGGCTATAAGATGGCTAAAGAACCTGCAAAGATGGCCGAAGAGCAAAAGCAGCGAGAGTTGACCACTAAGCTTAAGGGTTTGGAGGTTGAGCATAAGCCGAAGGAATATGAACTTAGTGATAAGGAGAAAGGATTGGCCAATGCGCTTAAATCTAAGGCTCTTGAACACTATGAAGAGAAGTTCAAGCTTGAGAAAGATTATAAGACAGCTCAGATTCAGAAGGCGTTACAGCAGAAAGTTGGCGGTAGTCCTAAAGCGAATGGAGAGCTGGCTAATTACATGGTTTCTCATCCTGACGCCTCTCAGGAAGATATTCGTAAAGCCTATGAAGAAATTCATGGGTCTAAATTAGCTCATGAGCAAGCTGTTACTGAGCGTAGTAAAGATATTACTTCTGGGACAGGCTTCGATAAGCTTCCTGTCGATGAGAAGAAGCGGGCTGTAGGATTGACTACTGCTATGGGCATTGACCCTATAGAA